GAACCAAATGATGTTGTAAAGTTGCTTAATGGTATCCATCATAACTTGACTCATAGATCCAGACCAATCGATGATAAAGATCAATCCATGATTTTTACCATCAGCAAAGGTAGTAACTTTCTTGAAAAGGTCTTCGTTGTATTTGTAAGTATGAAGTTTGGTGCAATCAAGAACACCAGTGCGTGAAGTAGAAGCACGAGCATAGGAATCTGCTGCCTTGCGGCACTCAAACTCTTTGACCAGATAGTTTACTTCTTTCTGAGCAGACTTTTTGAACTTGCTGTAGTCGTTATCAATCCACCTGAAGTATTGGTAATCGTCGGTAGCATACATTTTCCAATATTCATCAATGTAATCATGAATTGTGGAATTTGACTTAATCACCGTATCCAAAGTTACTTTGGGGACTTCAACATAAACATTTTCTTGAGCATCACTATTAATGAGGTCCTTGATGGAATTGCTCAAGGAATCGACAGTTTTAGTCTCTGGTTCATCTTCACCAAATTCAGATTCTTCATCCAAAGAATTTTCCACATCTTCATCACCCGTCTCTTCAGAGTTGTCTTGGGTCTCCCCATTATCAACTTGCTCGGTATCTTGCTCGGTATCTTGCTCAGTATCTCCCCCACCACCATCTTGATTTTGAGGTGCCTGGACGTTATCAATGGAGGTATCCATAGACTCTTTACAGTAATTGTAAAGTACCTCTGCCGCCTCAAGGACATCATCAAAAGTTTCTGCATCAGCAATCATGCTGATGATTTCTGATTCTTTGTCACTCTTGATAGGAATTTGAGTATAGTTACCAATCTTAAACAGAAGGTTTGCACGATCTGCAAGATTCATCTCATCAAGATTTTCGTCTTTGATGCAGAAGAAATCTTCCTTCACAAGTTCTTCATAACCTTTATAGAAAGTCTTGGACATACCAGCATAACGACGCTTCATCAATTTCTCAATGCGAGCATCTTCTACGATGTTTACAAAGGAAGGATTTATTTTTTTCTCCAACAACCAATCACGATCTGGGGTGTACAGTGCATGACCAACCTCATGACCAACGAGCATGTCATACACTTGACTGCTTGCCTTCTCCCACATCGGCAGAGTCAGAACACGAGTATGGACATTGAATTGAGCAGTCTCCACTTTGCGATGCTCAACCACAAGGTCTTCTGTGGCGAGAAGTTTTGCCAGATTGCTTTTGACTTCGTGATTAACGGGCATTGGTCTTTGTTTGAACTGCAGTCAGTATACAAAAAAAGGAGGTCCTGAAACCTCCCCAGTAGACAGTTCGAAAACTGTCCACTCATTTATGAAATTTTACTAAATCCACGAACCTTTTCAAATTGGATAAAACTCTCAAACTTATCATGCATTTCACTCTTGTGCGATATCAAGAATATGTTAGCATCTTTAATTACATAACGAACAATCTTCAAGAAGTCATCTGTACCATTACTATCCAAAGAACTGTCAAATACTTCGTCAAGAATTAAGAGATTTGTATTGACAGAGTTTTTCATCTTTGCAATCTCTCTCCAAGTAAACACTAGTGCTAAGTCAATTCTCTGCTTTTCACCTTCACTAAAAGAGTCATAAGAAAACTTTTCATGAATTGGAGTTTTAACTGACTCATGGAATTCTTCATCAAAAGTGAAATTGATATAAAAGTCAAGTTGATGTAAGAATTTATTTACTTGTTGATTTATGATGGGTAGATAGTTTTTAATGATCTTTGATTTTACCCCATTGTCTTTGAGAAGAGAATATACAAAGTTGTAGTTCTGAACTTTACCTTTTTTACCTTCTAAATTATTAAAGACAGATTCTAACTCAATCTTAAAGTTATTCAACTTTTCAGTTTCTTCAACTTTATTATCTAAGTTGTGCTCAATCTCAAATATTTCATTCTTGATGTCTTCTATAATTTGAAGATCATATTTGTTTTTGTTATTGATGTCTCTGATTGATTTGTTCACTTCAGAAAGTTTCTTAGATAACTCAAGTAATTTAGATTCTTCTTCTTGAGTTTTTTCAAGTTGCTTTTCAAGTTCTTTTAAACCACACTCAACATCAATCAGATCATTATCATATTGATTGATCTTAGATTCTCTGAGATCTTGCTTGATGTCTTGACTACAAGTTGGACAAATTTCATTCTCTACAAAAAAGTTTTTATCTTTAATAAGTCTATCCAATTTGTTTTGGATTTTTCCCCTAAAGTCATACAGTTTCTTAGATTTGTTTGTCGCATTAGAATACTGTTGAAGTTCTGAGTCAATTCTATCAGACTCTTGAGTAAGAGTCAAACATTTTTCTTCAGATGCTTTAATCTTTTCTTTGATCTCAACTATTTTGTTTTTCTTTCTAGTAATCTCAGACTGACCCTTTACATCAAGATCGTGAATAAAGTTCTCTTGCATGGAGATCTTTTCTTCTACAATATTTTTCTTGAAGTTAAGTTGCTTAGTTTCTTCTTGAACATTTTTTATCTTGTCTTTCAAAATTGTATTCATCATGGAGAAGATCTTGATGTCCAGCAAATCTTCAATAATTTCTCTTCTGGATGCAAGTGGAAGTTGCATGAAAGGAACAAACGTTGATGACCCCAGAATGACAATCTGTGTGAAAGATTTGTAATTTAACTTGAGTACTTTATTTTCTAGAAACTTTTGATCATCTCGTATCTCTGCACTTTGCTCAAGTTTTTTTCCATCCCTATAAATCTCAAACACATTTGGTTTGATTCCCCTCTTCACAATCCAATTAATTTTATTGGTAGTAAATTCAATCTCAACCAAACAATCTTTCTCATTAGTTGAGTTTACTAATTGTGGTTTATTAATTTTACGAAATGGTTTATTAAACAAGACAAAGGTCAACGCATCTAAAATCGTACTCTTACCAGATCCATTCTTACCAAGAATCAATGTGGTAGAACTTTTTTGAAACTTTACCTCTGTAAATTGATTTCCAGTGCTTAAAAAGTTTTTCCAGCGAATAGTTTTAAATTCAATCATCAGTTACTTTAGGGGGAATCACCAAATCATCTTCTTCTATTATAACATAAGTATAACTGTTTGCCTCACATATTGCAACAGTTGCTTCCTCATCAACTTCAACAACAGAAAGTTCTGGGAAGTCATCTGCCTCTAATAAACCTACAAACCTGTCAGCATCATCCTCCTCACGGAAGATATAAAGAACTCTATCTCCATCTTCATTATCAACGGAATAGAGTCCCTCTTTTTCTCTTCCTTTCAGAGCAAGTACAAACATTATTCTACTTCTGATGCCTCTTTATAAATTGACTGAATTAAACTTTTAAGTTGATTCTTGTTTAGATCGATATCAGCGTTATCTATATATCTATCCAGAATAGCAATCGTTCCTTCAGATTCTAAAACTTCTTCTTCATAATCACCAACTTCAATCTCATCAATAACTTTTAATTCATGAGGTCTTGCATCGGATAACTTTTCAAAGAATTTTTCAAACTGCTTTACATTAGTCTTTTTCTTGATTACAAGTCTAACATACTTTTCAAAACATTCATTGTACTTGTACATTTGATGTGGAGTATCTTCATACTCAACGACTTTATACATCTCATAGGGATTATGAACAAATTCCAATTCCAATGTTTCGGTGTCAAAGATATGAAATCCTCGTTTATCATTGACATCATTCCAGTATAACTGATAGGGATTTCCAAGATAGTATATCTTTCCGTTATCTGACTTAGTGTGATAGTGACCAGAAAAAACTAACTTGTAATTTTCGAATACATCACATTCCATACCCTCAGTCATAATATGTCCTTTGTATGGAGAAAACCCATTCAGTTCTAAATGACCCATCACAACATCAGCATCAGATAATTTTATTTTCTCAATGCTAGACTCTCGATTATCAGAATTGATCCAGGGAACAAACAACACATTCAAGTTACCAAGAACAACAGATTCAATTTCAGAATATACCTGAATATTTTCATACTCTCTCATCAACAAATCAACCGAGTTGACAGAATTAGTATTCTTGTAGTAGGCAGTATGATTTCCAACTACTGTGTGAACTTGGATTCCCATGTCACTGAGTTGATCATAGTAATTCTGCTTTGCCCATTTCAGTGCCCAGATGTCAATGTATTTTCTATTGTCAAATGTATCACCCATGTCAACAAGTTGCGTGATACCCCTTTCATTTAAAGTGGGAAAGAATACGTTATCATAAAACTTTTTGAAGTAGTTATGAAAATTTTTATCTGACTTTCTTACTCCAAAATGCTGATCTGTAATAATGGCAATCTTCATATCAATAATTCATTTTGTTTTGAATATTGCTTTTAATAGTATTCATGTCTGAGGATGACCCACTTAAAACATTTGAATCAGAAACAAAAACTTCATCATACCCAGACTGTTCGAGAATCTTGCTTTTAATTTCTAGTTGTTTCTTTTCTTTTTGAATACGACGAAGGAAAGCAAAGTAAATGATTTGAGTAAAGTATGCAAATGGATTTGAAGACTTTGTGGGATCAAAATTATTGATGTACTGAACACAGTTCTCAACTCCATCACAAATCATGTCCTCTCGGAACATGTAGTTGACAAAGTTTGGTTTGTATGATAGGTGTGTAGCAATCTTTAAGAAGCACTCACCCAAGTATCTGGTAATAATCGGTTTTGGTTCACCGACACTTTCGGCATGTTCAACCGCTTTCTTATACTCAACAATGGCATAAAGAAAATCTTTGTTGTTTACATAATGCTCTAGGTCTTTTTTTCTTCGTGCCATTGCTTGTGCCATTTACTATGTTTCCAATTCATTGCAATCATTATAGCATACCTTCAAGGGGCTTGACAAGTCTCTTGAATACCTGTAGAATAACTCTGTCAGGGTTCAAGGGATGGCTTAGCTACTCTTATAAAGCTTCTCTAAGGTATTCTTAAAGTCCTTTACGTTAGATACGTATCCAAGTGTTTTAGAAGCCTTCACTCTAGCGGTAGACTCATCACTATCTTTAGAAGTATCTCTAATATACCTTCTATACATTCTCAATGTATCAGGGTCAGAGACTTCTGTCATTGTGATGATCTTATCCATACTAATAAAGAACAGTTCATCTTCTACAACTTTTACCCAGGGTTCTACTCGGTATGCTCTCATACCATTTTTAGTCATAACAATATCCTTTACTGTTACAGGTTTGTCTAACATTAAAATAGTTTCATTATCCTCATGACAAGGACAGACTTTTGCAATAACCTCTTCACCAGATACAAGTTTTAAAACTGAATAAAATTCCTCTTCCATACTTATTTTTTTAGATTTACGTTAATAATACTGTAGTTAAAGTTCTCCTCATTATAAATCTTAATCCTCTCTATCAAGTGTCCAAGAGTATAATTCTTTGAAGATTTTAATGATATATCATCAGCAATATCATAAAGAACTGCTTTTGTTTTATTGGTGCTTTTTCTTAAAACCCTACCAATAGATTGTAGGTTTCTAATTCTAGATTTACTTGGTGATGCAAAAACAACATTGTGTAAATTTTTAATGTTAATTCCTGTAGAAAACGTCCCGTAAGAAGCAATGATGATAGCATCGCTCTCTTTTTCTGTAATCCTTCTTACTTCTTCTCTCTGTTCCGTATCTACTCCACCATGGACAAAAAAGACTTTTCTATTTTTGTCCTTTGACTTATTTATAAGATCATATAAAACCTGTCCATGTGCTTCTACTCGACTAAACAAAACCAGAGTATTGCCTTTTAGTTCTAGTGATAGATTTTTAATAAAATTATTTCGCTGACTATTACCAATAATGTATTGAACCTCATCTTCATAACAATCAAACTTTTGTCCTTTGTGTTTTAGAAGAAGAACTTTAATATCTAGATTTGATAGATGTCCTTGATCCATCAGTTTTTTGGTGTCAGTCACTTTATATGATGGACCAAACAATCCCTCAAGAACCCATTTGTGTGTTTGCGTCCCATCAAGTGTTCCAGTAAATCCAAATCTATATTTACAGTCAAGAAGTTTTGACATAATATCTACAAGAGACTTCGACTTAAACTGGTGTGCTTCATCACCAATTACAACATCAAATTGATCAAACCATTTCACAGGTTCTTTGTAAATTGACTGCCAAGTAGTAATTACAACTGGTTGATCGATATTATACTTTTCCTTTCCTGCATAGATTTTGTAACAATAGTCAGATGCATTCCAACCATAATCTTCAAAGTCTTTATACATCTGTTCTACTAGAGAAGTTGTTGGAACAACAATCAAGGTTGACAAATTTTTCTCTGTGTAGTATCGTGTGATCGAATAGATCATCAAAGATTTTCCAGAACCTGTCGGTGAAATTAAAAGTTTTCGATTATATTTTAGTGCATCGTAAATTCCATCCAGTTGATAATCTCTAGGTTTGTGTGCTGAAATAGACTCTACATAATCAGAAACTCCCTCATAGGATATGTCATTGTTTACTTCAAACGGATCTCCATAGTATTTGTTATTTTCAAATTTAAAAGAATAATTGCCATTATGAACAAAAGAAACTAACTTGTCTAACAGACCTACATAAATCTCCCTTTTTGTCAAGTTAAATAGACGTATCTTTCCATCCCAATATTTACTTCTATATTGAGGCATAAACTTTGCCCCAGGAACCTCGAATGTAAATCGATCACAGATCTCTTGACAAACATGTGGTTCTGCATCTATTTTTAAGAATACTTCGTTCTTCTTTGAAATAATAATATCACTCATAACCTGCCTGAAACTTTTGCCACTCAATTGCGTTTTTAATTTGATATGTACGATTGTGAATCGTTTTGATGATATCCTCCAAGTATCTCAGCATTGTGTTATAATATTCAGTTTTTAATTTAATTGTTGTGAGTTTTTCATCCGCATCAATGTAGCGGTTCATAGACTCTTTATCCCTTACTTTAAAGGGAAATGGTTCTTCTACATAGACTTCTGGAGAACTTTTTCCGCCGTAGTATTCGTAGCGATCTTTTTTTATCTGAGAATAGTCCCCATCAGTCTTCTTTTTAAGAAGCAGTAACTTGTTGTAGATGTCATAATATTTTGCATGAAGTTGTGGAATTCTTAAAGATTCTGTGTGTAAGTTGTCTGGATCTATTTTAGAATCTTCTTCCCACAATGATTGAATTTCTTCAAGGGTCATAATCTCTGTTATTTGAATCAAGTATATTGTATATAGAATACTTAAAGGTCACCCTTGCGGTGAAGTATTCGTAATCAGTTTTACTTGCATCAAAATCTAATGCGGTCAGTGATGTTGGAAAGAGACCTTTAAATTTAATGTTTGCTTGTGGTTGATAATTGTTATTCAGAATTTGTAAAGTTGCATCTGAATATATGTTTCCTAAATCTTTACCACTTGTTGATGGATCTGTATCATTCGTAGATCTCCAATCATTAAACTGACCTACATTTTCTGGATACCCAAGTCCAACTAACCACTGATACACTTCAGTATAGTTGACAAGATCTTCATCAACTAGAAAATCAAGCACCAAATCATCATACTGCAACTTATCTCCAGGGACTGGAATATCTTTTAAGTAAGTTGGTTGAATTGCTACGCCAAGATTTACTCCAGGAATTCCTGCTTTTGTGCAGAAGAAATCTACTCTTGGGTATCTTGATAATAAAAATTTAAATCCTACAGGGGATAAAAAATTTCTATTACTTATCTGCTTAGCATATGGTGAGGAGGCCATGGTTTTTATTTTTATTTAGATAAAAAAAGGGACCTTTTGGTCCCTTGTGTATTACATCAAAATACTCTTACAAACTTTTTTACACTCATTTTGATTTAAAGCATCGCATTCAATAAGACATTCATAGTAGTCATTAATTTTTTGGTTTTCGATCTCCAAATCGTTAATAGTTCTTTCGAAATGACGCCATTCGTCTAACTGACCGCGAGAAAGGATGTTGTGCATGTTACCTCCATGCAAAGTAACACATGATCTATTGGGAGGGAGTTTGGTTCATTTCACCACCTCGCATAATTCTACTACTATGTATTCAAAATGTATTGAAATACACACTTTACGTAATAAAAATTTATGCCTACGAGTTTATACCTAGGCATAAAAAAAGAGGGTCCGAAGACCCTCCTGATTGAGATGTGAATGAATCACATGAGGTTCTTAACTTGGACTCTTCTGTAATAGCGGTTGCTATTGGTCTTGAGTCTGCCGAGACCCTGATCGGTGCCTTCTGCGAATGGGTTAGCGACCATGCCGTAGCGGGTCTTAAAGCCAATCTTGGGCTGGAAGGTTTGCTCACCAACGGCACGTACCATCTGGAGGGGTACGTATGGGCAGTAGAAGAGACCTGCGTCATATGCGCTGGAACCCTTATAACCGATGGTGTAGTATTGACCACCATTTGCGCCAGGGTTAACACCACCCGAATATGGGTCGATGTAGACTCTGTACTTACCGTTGATAACACCTGCGAAGGTGTTGCCAGTGTCGTCAACCTGAAGGTTAGCGTTGAGTGCAGGGGTGTAGTCGAGGACGCCTGCCATGGTGAGAGCGGAAGCAACGTCTGCGGAGCAGATGATGGTGTTGCCCTTGCCACGACGAGTCTCAACTGCGATTGCGTTTGCATCGCGCTCTAACTGGAAGAGGAGACCCTTGAACTTCTCAACGGACCAACGACCATTGGAGTCAACGTCGAGGTCGAAGATACCAGCGGTAGCAACGTTGTTCTGTGCGCCAGGCTTAGCGATCTGATAGATAGTTCTGATGACTTCTCTGTTGATCTCTGCGAGGATTTCGGTTGACAGAATGTTTGCCAACTCTGCCTCAGCATCGAGACCGTGGATCGCCTTGAGGTCCTGAGCGAGTTCTAAGGAGTACTCAGCCTTCAGTGCTCTTGACTTAGCAGCAACGGTGACCTTCTCGATTGAGAAGTTCATTTCGTTGAAGTAGTTGCCAGCAGCATCGCCAAGTGCTTCAGCATCGGCGGTTGCCATTGCCTGACCTACGTTGTAGGTGCCAGCTGGGGAATCGTTGAGGATACCTGGGTTGGATCCAGACTGAGCAGCGGTGGTTGCGATACCAACAGATGCCTGTGCGGTGTAATCACTTGCAGTGATGTCGTCGCCTGCATCCTGACCAGAATGTCTGGTATCTGCTTCGTTGAAGAATGCCTCGGTTCCGCTGGTACGGTCAGTGCCGTAGCGGGAGCGCATTGCGAAGATCAGACCAGTAGGGCCGGTCATTGGTTGAACGCCGCAAAGATCATAAGCGATCAGTTGGGGCATGGAGCGTCTGATCAAGGAGATCAGAACGGGATCGAAACCAGCAACAGGACCAGAAGCAGCAGCGGTGCCATAAGTGCCACCACCGAAACCACCAGTGCCGCCAGCCATGGTTGGAGCTTCGGAAAGGAATCCGCGCTCTTCGTTAAGTGCTCTTTCTTGGTTCTCTAAGAGGACAGCGGTAACAGCTCTACGATGAGGATCTGAGATTGACTCAAGACCTTCACAGTTCAAGAGAGGTGACCACTTTTCCTGCAGTTTTTCTGCGTTATACATTTGGAAAGTTTCTCCGTTAATTAACTTAGTGTTTGAATTTATGATTTAAAAATCACTTGTTAGAGTATTTTTGAACTGCTGCGATGTAAGCATTCATTGACTCTGAGAGAGTCGATGGTGCTTCACTACCGAGCATTTCTTCTTCAGCAACTCTGGTTTGAGTTGATGGGGTTCTAGAGAAATATGATTCTCTAAGAACTTCCAGCTTCTCACGATAGTCCTCTTCACTTACAAACTCAACACTTTCAGAAAGACTTGCGAGTTTCTCTTTTTGGGTCTCAGAAAGACCTCTTGCAACACCGTGGAAGATGCTGTCAGAAACTGATTCGCTAAGTCTATGTGTTAATTGAACGTTTCTCTCGATCTGTTCGTTGAGTTTAGACTCCATCTCATCAAGTTTGTCTACCATGCTCTCAAGCACATTATATTTTTCTTCAGGGATTTCTACATAATGTTCTTCAAAAAGTGACTTGAGTCCAGTCATAAAGGACTCAGACAACTCTGACTTAAGACCGCGCTCAACTTGGAGTGCGTTCTCGGTCAGCCACTCACCAGAAACATACTCAAGGTAGGAATCTACTCTTTCAGTAAGTTCTTGATGAATAGCAGCAACGTTTTCTTCTAATGCCTTCTCGTAATTAGCAGCAATGATGTCTGCTGCTTCTTGAAGTTTTGATTTGAACGCTGCTTCAAAAACTGTTTTTGCTCTTTCTTTAAATTCTTCTGAGAGATCTTCGTCACCAAAGAGAGCTTCTACGTCCTCATCGACGTTAATTTCTAAAGTTGGTTCTTCTTCAACAACTTCTTCTTCAGCAACAACTTCTTCCTGAGTCTCTTCACCCTCTTCAATAACTTCATCTTCAATCTCAGTCTCTTCAGCTCTTGCTGCAGACTTTGTAACAACATCACTAACAGGTTTAACAGCGCCTGTTTTTAATGCTGCGGAACCATCGGTTGATCTATAATTGTAGGGGGTAGGACCACCAAGATCGACGATAGTTTGACCAGGAGTTGCAGCAACCGCACCACTATCAACCATAGGGTCGCCAGGTTGGGCAGTAGCATTCACTGCTGATTTTGCTTGTTGGGTTGCTTCCGCTCCCATCTCTTGTAAATTACCAGTTGACATTAGATCTCTCCGAATAAATTCCTTAATTCTTTATTCTATTATTTATTTATAAATTATAGATTTCTCAGGTAGTTATCAAACATACTGAGAAGTTTTTGCTCATTCACTTTTTTATCAACAGACATTTTCATGTTTGTTAAACTATTAAGTGTTTGTTCAGCGAGTCTGCCATTTTGCCACACCCACTCCTTACCTTCCATAATTCCCTGAACAAATGCATCAGGTGCAGAAGGATCTGCTACAATATCTGCAGCAGTAGATAACATAAAGTCTTGTCCTACGTATTTAACGCCGTTTCTTTCTACAAGTGATCCAACACCTCTAGATGAAACGCCAAGTTTCACACCTTCTCCTAAAAGAGATTTGGCAATATTTCCCATTGGGGTGTCAAGAATTTTTGCCTTGCCAATGAAATTATTCCCTTCTGCTTTTAATGAAGTGATAAGGTGAGATGCGCGATCAAGGTTAACTGTAGGTCCGTCTGGATGTCCCAGTTCTCCTAGTGCTCTCCCACACGTAATGTATTTATCGGTGTATTTGTTGACCTCTCTTTCCAAAATTGGAAATGGGTAACAACGTCCATTGCGGTTTGTAATTTCCGCTTGAAGAAACGGTCCACTAATATACATGCTAGTCTTACCGTTTTTTGATTCGGTAAGAACTTCAATATTTTCTATTTGTTCTGTGATTAGTTTCATTTGATTATGCGGTAAATCCTACTTTGGCAACTTTGACATTTGCACCAGTTACATACAACAAATCAGATCCTTTCTTCTCAATAAATTCTTGCTTACCATCAAGCATTGTGAAAGAACCAATCCCACTAAAAGAGGAGTCTTGGAGATGGACAACTACAGTGCTCCCAGAGTCATTTAAAACTCTGACAACAGTTGCACTGCCGACTGTTGTACTATTACCGATTCCTGCTGCAAGATTACTTTCTCCTGCAAGTATCAGTGTTCTACTCATTGTTCTTCCTCGACTTCTTGTTCAGTTGGATCAAACATCTGTGCCCCTAAGTAGGGACGCACACCATCAATTTTTTCCATAGATTTTGTATAAAGCATTTGCTTGATGCCATCTGCCAAATCATTTGGAGATGCATCAGACATTACCATGTCAATAAATTCAGAACTTTCCATAAAATTTTAGATGATTTCTAATTATTTATAATTTCTCGCCCTTGCTAGTCTTTATCTCAGGTGCTTCTGTGGAACTTGACTTTTTAATTTCAGGATCTTTTCCATTTTTACCCAACCCAATTTCAAGATCTTTTGTATTTTGATTCTGAGTTTTCTTGACAAGTTTAGAACCAACGTCCTTAATAAAGTCCATAGGTCTGCCAGTTGCAGGATCAATTTCTGGTTCTGGAGGTGGAATAATACCAAGTTCTCTTTCAATTTGCATCTTCTGATCTTCTTCAAAGATCTCTTGATCAGTCTGCCTTAAGACATTTCTACGAACATAATCTGTGGAATAATACTTACCAATATAAGGTTCGACTTGCTGAAGAACGTTCATGCGCTCATTCATCAATTCTGTTTCCTTAAGTTCTGCAAAGTGATTATCGTATAAGTAATCATATTGAATATGATCACTCATCATTTCCCATTCTTCAGGTGTTACTATATTTTTTAAGATTAATTGGGTTTTCAGCATGTCATGGAATAAATTGCTGAATCTTTTTCTAAGTCTTCCAACAAATCTAGAGAACTGTATTTCATCTCTTAAGATTTCGGAAGATCTTCCAAGATTAAAACCAGAGTCTGCTCCAATTCTAGATTCGGGAATACCAAGTGCTCTGTATAATTTCTTTTGGAAATACTCAACGTCTGTAAGTTCTCCGAGGTTTTGTCCTCCAGGTAGTGTTGAGATTTCTGTACCTCTACCACCTTCACGGCGAGGCAACCAGAAATCTTCTAACATACTCATATATTTTTTATCGTCACGAACCTCACCAGTGCTTGCATCATAAACAAGCTTATTGCGATAACGACTCATCACCTCTTTGAGGTATTGCTCTGCTTTTACTTTAGGAAGATTACCGACATCGATATAGAAAATACGACGCTCAGGTGCTCTTGACAAGCGATAGATAACCAAAGAGTCCTCAATCATTCTCAATTGATTGAGTGCCTTAATTGCTTTATGTAAGTAAGAAAGTACGGTCTGCTTATTTCTATCTACTAATCCTGAACTAGTATATGATACGGAATCTTTAGAAAGTTTAATTCCTTTACCATATCCACCACCACCAGAATTTCCTGCAGATGCTGAAGAGTACCCAGTTAATTTTGGCGTATAAACAAAATACTCTTCAATTTCTGGAAAGTTTAATGCTGTTACATCTGGTTTAGAAAATGCATTATTTATTGTCGAAATATTTGCAATGTTAACACTACCAGATTGATTTGGTTTTTTAACTTCTCTGACAAATTTAACTTTCATGGCATCAATATATCTCAATTCTTTGATGCCTTCTTGAGGATTATCTAAATCAATTACTTTGTGATAATAAATTCTACCATCAACGTACCAGTTTCTGAAAATCTCATGAGCCTTTTTATCAAAGTTCATCATGTCTTTGATATATTGGAACTCATTTCTGATGATCATTTTAATATCATCACTAACATTGAGATTTGATAATTCAAGTTGAACTGGCGAATCGTTTAAATCCGAAACAATTGCCTCATTTACCACATCTTCAATTGCTCTATCACACTCAGGGTGAAGAGCCATTTCCCTATATCTCTTTAGGAGATCATACTCAGTCTTATAAACACCTTCAATGTCTACATATTGTCCATAGAATCCACTAGTAATATAATAGTCAGCCCCATCCTCATTTGACTGAGCGACAGGACTGACTTGTTTTTTGGGTTTTTGCGTATTATCGTTTATTGAAAAACCAAAAAGTCCAGACATCTTATAATGTTGCGGTTAGTTGTGTCTAACTATTTAGACAACTTCAATACCCTTCGCACCGTTGTAAACTTCGAAGTACTGAACTTGGAGGTCTACAGTGAACTCTTCAATAGTGCTGTTGTCTGCATAAGACAGTGGAATTGGAGAAACATTAGTTGGGAAACAACCATACATGTGGTATGCTCTTAAGACTGGGATTGAATCTCCACTATCAATTGCGGTTTGCATTGGAGCACGACCCAATTGATACACCCAAGCATCTCTTTGATATGCTGCAGGATTTACCTCTCCAGCATTATCAAAACTCTTGCTCATGTAGTTGACCCATCTCTCAAATGCACCTCTGACTGCAAAGTCGGTGTCGTTGATGACAGTTACGCTCCATGGTTCGAAGGTTCTGTCACCAGCAATTTTCAATTCTCTTCCTCTAAAAGGAACAGTGATTGGATTAATTGTTGATGCTGGGAGTGCTGATGCCTTAACTAAAAACTTAATCTTGTCGGTTAAGTTTGACTCTGTTACTCCATTAGGGAGTACAACTGAAGGGAAAGCAATTTCAACTTCAAACAGGTTGGCGCGAACACCACCCCCACTCATTCTACCTTTAAAATTATCTAAGAATCTTCCGTCGCCTCCAGTATTTGGAACTTGTTGGAATGCCATTTTTTTCTCCGATGTCTATACTTTAATTTATAAAATAAGCGGGGTTATTATCAAACTCTTCCAATAACCTCTTCAAAGGATACCCCTGTTCTGGTGGCAACAAAGGTGAGACCAATGAAGTTGATGCTGCGAGCAGGTTTGACATAAATGTCTGCCCTGAACTCATTTGCATCAATCACATCAGGTGTGTTATTGGTTTCATCGCAGATGACGACGAAATCTTGAATTCCTCTCTTCGCTTGAACATCACGAAGATAAGGTTCAACGATATTGACGAAGTTTGTTCTTGTGACTGCATCATTAAATTCAAACAGAGAAGCTCTGGATGCTCTTTCAATCGTTTCTTCAATAGTCATGAAGAGTTTTCTAACGTTGATGCGATCAAATGCAGATGCTACTGAGAGTCCAGTTCTATCACCAAAGAGAATGACTCCTGCACCAGATGAGAAGATAACTGGGTTAATTCTCTTAGGATAGAGAAGATCTCTTTGTGCTTGAGATGGATTGAATGCAAGTTTAACTGCATTGTTGATAACACCTCTTCTTGTTCCTGCAGGTGAGAACCATGGGAAATCGTTGATTTCGGTTCTTACCATACAACCAGCAATGTCTGCATTCAGTGGGACATAGCGGAACTTGTTTGAGAATCTATCAAACATGTACTTGTATCCAGTGTCGAATACTGCATATGAAGATGATGAAACACCTTCATAGAATGCAAGTACGTTATTTGTTTGAGTGGTGCTATTTGAAATTGGGGATGGATTTTGTCCATTTGCTCCAGGATCTACCAAAACTGCACTTCTCTGAGGAGAAATTACAGCGATACAATCCTTTCTTGACTCAGCAATGCTAATTAGTTTATTTGCTTTTGCTTGAGTTTCTTCTTTTGTTCCAAATCCAGGACCTTGAATCAGGTAATCTACAGGATACTCTCTCTTATTGGTAAAGAGTTCGTAACCAGTGATAAGATCTGCAAGAGTTGTAGTGAACCTTGGATCTGCTGAATCGCTTGTTCCGTAGTTATTTCCTCCAGCAAGTTTGTAAGTTGCTCTTCCAACTGCGTGGAAAGTAACACCTTGAGCATTTAATCCCCAAGCACCTGCTGCTTCAGTTACTGTGGTGATTCCTGCACTAAATCCAGTTGCTTCTCCAGTTTCTCTAAATCCTGGGAACAGGTATGCAGAATTATCTGCAATAAAGTCCTTGTAGTAAATAGGACCGTTATTCGCAGTTGTGGCATCTGCTGCTTTAGAAAGACCGACAAACTTTTCTAAGATTGTTCCAGGAGTTCCTGAAATAGTTCCTTTGTCGTCAATAACTACGACGTTGATTTCATCGTTCTTCGAACTTCTGCTTGTTGCATAGTTTGAAGTTGATGGCCTTTCAGCAACTTCTTTCCAGTAGAGATTGGCGTTTTCTAATCCGAGAGTTTGTTGATCGTACCAGTCAGTTACAGATCCTGCGGTTTGAAGTGTATTTGGTTGAGTTCCTACTCCAATCGCACCAGCAGCAAAGGCATAAATTCCAGACTGAGTATATGATACTGGAGTTACAGTTCCTGCAGCAGAAACGTGATCTGTAATCTTAACCGTAATAGTATCTGTTCCAACTCCAACAGAGTTTACAGACAGTGTATTTCCTACTCCAGTGACAACTCCTCTAAGATATCCATCTAAGAGTGTGGTTGTTCCAGATCCTGCAACAACTCCAGAAATTGCTTGAGTTACTGCTGTTCCGACTCTAACAGCATCATATGATGCTGTACCACTTACAGTGGTTCTAGTAATAGTTAAAGATGTTGTCCCAACACCAGTAATTGAAGTTGGTTGTGATAAGTAAATTGTACCTACACCAATAGCAAATACCGTTGTTCCTGCAGATACGTAGGTTCCACTAACAGAGTCACCAACTTGAACGCTTGTAGTAGTAAATCCAATACTGGTGTCATACTGCTCACTAAAAGTACCAACACCAGTTGCAATCGTGCTAGTTGTAGTAGTTGATGCAGTTAATGATCCAGTACTGATCCCAGTAATAATTTGATCAGCAAACGCATCAATTACACAAACCTTGACATCGTTTGCCCAGGATCCTGGATTCTTTGCTGCCCATTTCCAACCAGTTGCAGAACTGTAACTGTTCTGATAGTCTTCGTAATTTTTGATGAGTAATGAAGAACTGCCTCCAGATAAATTAGAAGCATTTGCGTTCTTAAGATTGTCTCCAGTTACTCTGACAACACGAAGATTTCCGCCATAGGTCAAGTAATTAGATGCTGAAAGCCAGTACTCATAGTGAGCATCGTTTTGAGATGGCTTACCAAATGTATCTATTAATTGCTGCTCATTCTCAATGAGAATAGGATCTTCTACAGGACCTCTGTAAAATGGTGCTACAATAGCACCAGTAGTTGAAACTACATTGTCGATACGACCCTGTGTTAAATCAACTTCTCTAACCTTAGTTCCAGGTGACACTAAACCTATAGGCATTTTAATTCCTCTGATGAATCTTCATTGCTCTATAGATTATTTATAAATTATTCCTTTTAAACCTAGCCGTACTCCCACATGTAAGACCTATCTCCATATTCATCTACGTTCCAACTCTTGTCCGATGCTTTTATCCATCGATCTCCAGTCTGAGAATCTACAATAGCAATGTCATCATCAAGACCGTCAGAAATAAATCCGAATGGGGCCATATCTTGTTCAATTTGATTCCTCTGTTCTTCATAAATTCTCTTACGAACATCGTTGTCCGTCATCTCTTTGAAGTATGGTTGAACAACTAACCAGGCAAATATTACCAAACACATTGCCAGGTCATCATTTGACCCTTCTTCTGCTTCAAATGATTGATTTTTTTGAATAAATGTGGTAAGTTCAGATATAATTTCATAGTCTGTGAATAGTAACTTATCATCTTCAATTAAAGTCTTCAAGTTTGAACAACCAATCTTTTTAACGGTCTTGGACATCTTAAGTCCAAGTTGAGATTTTGTTCCAGAAAATCCTTGACCAACAATTTGACCTGCTCTACCTCGCATAGAGCACATGAGAATATTTTCGTATTCTAGATCAAAGTGCATAATGCTGGCAACTTGCTCACCAATATCATTTACTTCAACTAAAACATATGCCTGATTATATGCTTTTGCTACATCATAAATGATGTTTGGAAATAGCATAGGTTTGATTTGATTGTTTCTGTATTTGCCAACAATCCTCCATGGAAATTCTGTAATATCAAATACAATAAATGCAGAGTAATCATTTTCTGTTCCTCTAGAAACGTCTACGGTAATAAAATAGTTTCTTTCTGGAACTGGGTTTGAGTATATATCAAGACCTTTATTTCTTTTTATAGGACTTTCGAAAACCAAAGACCTTAATTTTGCACTGGAGATAAGAGTGTCTGATGATCCAAGGAAGTCGCACTCAAATTCTTGTTGGAACTGTTGTTCGGAAGTGTTTGCAATGGTCTGCTCTTTCCACTTTGCGTCTCTACCTGGAACTTCTGACCAATGAACTTCTGTAGGAACATATTCATTTCTGTTTCTTTCGGCATCATGCCACAACCTGTAGAAATGATTCATACCCTTAGGGGTAGAAACAATAACTACTTTGGTAGTCTTACCAGATGAAATAGTTGGATATACTGAACTAAAGAATTCATCTGCAATGTGGTTTGGAATAAACGCAAATTCGTCCAAGAAGATGATGTTGAACGACATTCCTCGGACAGCGGATGCTGAGGTTGAAGCAGCAATGATCTTAGAACCATTTTCCAATTCTAGAGATGCTTTATTCCAAACCTGAACACCTTGCTGCATCCATTTGGGTAGATTCTCATAAGACTTTTGAAGTCTTCCCAAAAGATCTTTTGCAGTTGACGCTTTGTTTGCAAGAATGCCGACATTTACATTATCATTGAATACCACATAATGAAGAAGGTAAGAAACCACAGTAGTGGACTTACCAGACTGTCGAGGCATCTTACAGATATTAAATCTGTGATTATGGAAATTATTAACTAATTTCTCCTGAAATGGGTAAATGTCAAATGGAACTAAACCTTCGTCGAGAGAAATAATTTTAATGTAATTTTTTGCAAAATATACAGGATCATTCTTACATTTAATAAACTCCTCAATCTGTTCCTGAGTAAATTCAATAGGTACATTCGCTTTCTTAAGTAGCGGATTACCTAAGTAAATATCATCATTTCTCATAAATTTTAATTATCTACAACTAGTAAGTCAAACATTGATGACACTGTACAGTTGGAACCAGTATATGTTCTTACCTCAAGATCTGTTTTTTCTGTGAAGTATAATGGAATACTGAAAGTAGTGTGCATGTTACTATTATATAGATTCAATTCACTAGCAAGTCTGAATACACCACCATCTGGTTTTTTCTGAAATAATCTAACAGTATTCTCTTGGTTCTTATTCATCGTTGCGGCAAATGCCCTCAAGTATCCACTCTTACCTGCTGGAATAGTATAGAAAGTAACTTGAGATTGACCCATTCCCGCTGCAATCTGACAAGTAACTCCAACACTATGAGTGAAGTTAATAGCACCTACGTTATTATTGTCATTGTTACCAGTAAGAACAA